TATCTTCTGCTACTTTTAAGTCTCTTTCAATATTTATAAGAGTTGTGTTGTTTGCTTCGATTGTATCTGTGAGACTAAGAACGTATCTTACAGATGTAAATGTTCCGGCTAATATTGCAGCCACAACAGGAACAATTACTATATTCTTTTTTACCCATTCAAATCTAGATAATTTATTTTTTTTCATTATTGATGCTTCCCACTTCCGTTTCTAATTAGTTTCTCTACGTCTTCGGTTAACTTCTCAGTTCTTTTTTTTAAAAATTCTATATTAACTGCATTGTTTCTCATACTTTTAAGTTCTGCTTCTACATCTTCTAATAAACCACTAACGTGTTCTACAATCATAAAAAGTTCTGCCTCTCCAGCTGATTGACCTAATTCTCCACGCGGGTATTTAATTCTAAACTCTGTGTTTTGTTCTAAATCTTTTTGCATTAATTCTATTTTTGTAGCGTGATTGTTGAGTGTTTCGTGCAGGCCAAAATAAGCCCATGTCCCGATGGCGACCATCGCGATCAAACTAGCAACCGTCTTCATTGGCATTTGTACGGATGCGGACTCAGAAATTTTTAACGCCATAAATTACTTATAGAAACCTTTAAAGATCCAATTCACCCATCTATTCCAAAGATCTTTAATTTTATTCCAAATCTTTTTAATCATGTTTCTTCTCCTCAATTTCGTAAAAGAAGTTATCCGTATCTTCGGTCTTCCATTTACTTGTGTTTTCTACATTCCACTCAGAAGTTTGCACTTTCCAATCTGGAACATTATCTTTCACTGTAAATGAAGGTATATCCCAAATGCATCTGTTGTTAGGTTGTGCTGCATAGTTCCCGTCATCGAGAGCTATGATGTGAGCACATTTGTGCTCGTGCGGAATCTCTGAATGGTCCGTGTCTAATATATTAGCCTCTGGATGAGCGAAGTCAACCGTAAATAAGTATTTACCATGGTGCCATTTTTTATCTTTGCCAATGTATTTGCCGGCTTGTGCTTCTAAAATATCCCAAGTAGTAACAGCAGGATAATAACTAAAACAATTCCAAAGCTGTAGCTCGTCAAGTCTACATCTAGGAACTTCTTCTGGTTTAAAGCCTCTTTGAATGAACGCAGATATCGGGAGACGATAGAAGATAGCTCCATTTTCCATAATACAATGAAAAAGGATACTACGCCCTGTAAGAGCCGAAAGACCAAAAATAATGCAGTCTTCAACCTCTCCATGATGTTTCTTAAGGTCATAAAGATACTCTCTTTTTATTTGAGCATATTCCACAGGAATGTTTGCATTTAAATAAGCCATAATAAATCCTCATTTGATACTACCCCAGTTATCCCCTTCTTCATAATCTACTTTGTTTGGAACTTCAAGTGATACTGTTGACTCCATTATTTCTTTTATTTTTTCTGATTCTTTTTTATTTTGTACAGATATATCTAACTCATCATGAACCTGTAAATGCGGCAGTATACCTTCAGCATGTAAATCTATCATAGCTTTCTTTGTCATGTCAGCTGCGGATCCTTGTATCAATCTATTCAAAGCTTTGTATGTATATGCTCTTTTGATTCCTGGTCCGTGTTCCACGAGCGCATCATCGTGAGGCAATGGCTTGTGGATACCGAACTGATTTGGCTCCCATAAATGAAACCTACACAGTCTACCCAGCAACGTACGCACCTTACCTTTACGCTGTGCTCTGCTCATCACAGCATCCATAAGTTGTTTAACAAATGGCACCTTCGTATGATATTGTTTAAATAATTCTTCAGCTTGTAATTTGTTTACACCCAGCTCTGCTTGTAATTTGTTTTTACCCATACCATAAAACAAACCAAGATTAATTGTTTTAGCTTGTGTTCTAGGTATGGAAGCCATATCTGCAACAATCTTGTGGAAGTCTGCATCACCTTCTTTGTATGCGTCCACAACATCTTCTACGGAATAGAAACCTTGTAATGCTGCGTAGTGCACAACAAGACGTGGTTCTTGTTGGTTGTAATCGAAACAACCCCACTTACAATTCTCTTCTGGTATAAATAAACTTCTGATCCGTGGTCCAAGATCCTTGTTCCTTGCAGGTATCTGCTGTAGGTTTGGATTATTCATACTGAATCTTCCTGTCACTGTACCACCACTGTCACCACGTAACTGGTTTATTTCTGCATGTATTCTACCTTTGCCAGAATATTTTAATATTGTATCTAAGAACGTAGTGTGTGCTTTATTAATCTCTCTTGCTTTTGCAATAGCTTGTACAATTTGATGTGGATGATTAGCCAAAAAGTTTTTTGTAAAACTTGGTGCACCTGTTTTTTCTGTTCTGTCATAAGGTAAACCTAACTTATCAAACACTTTAGCAATAGATCTTGCAGCCCATATCTGTACATCTTCTTTTGTTTCAGCATAGATACCACCTAACAATCTATTTTCTTCTTCAACCATATTATTTTTCTCTCTAGCTGCTCTCTCTACATCTACACGTACTCCTAAAAATCTCATGTCAACAAGAACAGGAAACAGTTTTGTTTCCATTTCAAAAATGTTTCCAATATCTTGATGCATTATTTCTTTTTTAAACTCCTGCCATAGCTCCAATGTCAGTTGGGCGTCACGCTCCGCGTAAGCTCCAACGTACATAGCTGGCAGCTTATACATCTCTGCTTTAGGATCTACACCCCAAGACTTTGCAGCTTCGTATAGTTGTGATTCGTCTTTACCTTTACCAAGATAGTCTCTTGATATACCGTTTAAATCGTATCTAAATCTATTCTCATCTATCAACGATGCAGCTATCATTGTATCTACAATCGTTCCGTTTATTTTTAAACCCAACGCTCTTAACCAACATACGTCATACATCGCATTGTGAAATATTTTTGTGGCTGGTGTATTGAGTTGATCTTGTAACCATTTTAAAACCATCTTACGATCCATGTTGCCACCACCTTCGTGTGCAATAGGATAGTATGCGCACCAATCGTGTGTTGCTAATGATATACCTACAACATCACCTTCACCTACAACAGAACCAGATCCCATTCTCTTGTTTAAGTTTGGGTCTTTTGTTTCTAAGTCGATAGCAATCTCATCATACTTACCTAGATCAGGAAAGTCTGTTGGTGGTATCCACTCTGTTTGAGGTTTAAATATCGGTATCTGCATCATCACCCTCATGTTTACATTCACCGGCTATTGCCATGTATGCAGCAGCATCAACATAAGTATCTTCAGTTGGCTCACCAAATTTTGTTCTAGCGACTTTTAACAAAGCCATCATTACAGCAGCATCGTGTGCTGTTATCTCTTTGTCTAAATATGCTGTCCATAGTTTTGCTATGTTGCAATGATTTCTTATTTTATCTCCGTAAGTCTTTGCTCTAGGTCCAGCAATTAATTCTTTTGCTAGTTGTAGTGCTTGTTCTGTTTTCATATTTTATATCCTTTATAATTATCTTTTGGTCTAATGATATGTAAATGACTTTTAGTTCTAGTTGCACCAACATAGAACAATCTATTCTCATCATCAGGGTTGAGTTCGTAGTTTCTTAATGTGTTTCTTGATAGATCTGTCAGGAGAACTACGTTATCCTGCTCACCACCTTTTACTCCGTGTATTGTTGATAAAATAATACGTGGAGTAGAATTTAATTTCTCACCGTTCTCCCTCATCCTTCTTATATACCTTACTTTTTTCTGTGGTGCACTATCAAAAGCTTCATACCAAACTTTATCTGTCTTTAACCACATTCTTTCTTTTAGTCCAGCCAGGTCATGCACGGCGTCCTTATCCATATACTTTAAACAATTTTTTTCAAAATGTTTTGGTGACATGTAAGATGCTATTCTACTAATTTGATCGTAATTTATACCCACACCTTTACGCACATTTTCCCAATCGTTTATAGCTTTGTACAAGTCATGTTCTTTATTTGTTTTAAATTTGTTCTCGTAATACAATCCCTGAGAGTACAGACTTTCTTCAATATCATTTAACATAAATCTAGTTCTAGCTAACACTAGCCAATTGCCGTGTTTCATGTTAACTTGTTCGAAGTCATCATAATATGAAAGTAAACCTCTTTGCGTTTTTGGTCTCCACTCTTTTGGTAATCTATGTTGTATTTTGTTTACTATCTTTGATGCAATATCATGAACTACCTGCGGTATTCGGTATGACTGTGTCAGCTGCATCACCTTACCCGTCTGTGCTATAAAACTATCCACATCTGCGCCTGCCCATCTAAATATAGCTTGATCATCATCACCTGCAATAAATGTATCTTGTGTCTTATCCCAAATAGATTTTGCCATGCCCCATTGTGTTTGTGACAAGTCTTGTGCTTCGTCTATAAACACTACATCAAATCGTGGAGATCTATCCATCTTCACAAATTCTGTAATCATGTCTGTAAAATCAATTAAGTTATAATCTTTTTTGTACTGTTCTAAATCATGTACAAACTGTTTTAGGTCTTTTACTTTTATATCTTGTGTATGTTCTTTTAAATTGTATTGCTGTTCTGGTGTAATGCCTCGTAGTCTTGCTATCTGCACAATACGTAACAAATCACTTTTAGTTGTAAACAAACCAGAGTGTTCGTTATCATATTCATGATAGTCTAATATTAAATGCATCTTTCTACCTAGATCTTCGTAGTGTCTCTTTTGCATTACATCATCTTTTTTTATACCTAGTCTTCTAAATGCTAATGAGTGCAGTGTTCTAAAGTATGGTAGATCATCCTCACTAAAATTAAATTTAGACATAGCTCTGTCTCTAGCTTCGTACGCAGCTTTTTGTGTAAAAGAGAAGTAACCAATCTTATCAGGATCAGTTTGTTTTAAATACTTATCTACTTCGTTTAATAGTGTTGTAGTTTTACCTGTACCAGGTGGACCCAAGACAATAGTTTTCAAAACGCATCCTCCTGTTTAAATACTCTTTCTTTTATTTTCATATCTTCTTTTTCAAATTCTTTTAACTTTATAACAGATATTTTCTTTTTACCTATAGTCATTCTTGCGACCTCACAATTACAGTGTTCGGTAAGTAAAAAATTTGTAACATCATATTTTTCCGACCACTTGTGCCTGTGTAAAAATTTATGGAAGAACTCACCAAATATAAAGTGATGATAACCACCTTTGTTCCACACGTTACCAGACTCCATATCTTCTTTTGTTGCACCTTCTGCAGTTCTGCTTGTGCAATAGTTTTCTAAGTGTTGTGATAACTGCTCTAGTTTTGATGCACCTGCAGGAGCTTCTACTAATTCTGGATTAGCCATCAAAGCTGTTACCATAATATCATAGTCTTTTGGTTTCAGTTTAGGAGGATACTTATGTATTTGATCCATGCATGCTCTCACAAATAATCTCTGCTCTTGTAATTGTTCTGATTTTAATTCTACTCTTTCTCCATCTACATTTAATCTGTAAATAGGTGGATCTAGTTTTACTATCTGTAGATCACTGAGTTGTGGAAATAGTAATTGTGTACCAATACCAAACTTTCTTGTCTTACATAGTTGTTTATCACAGTGATTACACATAGGTTCTTCTGTGCATTTAAAACCATAATCTTTATTATCTTTCTTTTTTCTTTCTATGATGTCATCTGTAAGTGGTGTTGCAAAATATTTGTGATTAAAGGTACTTAATTTATTACGCCACTCTTCTGGCCATTTCTTTTTAGCATACACCATATACTGAAATAAAACTCTGTCCCTACCATCTTCTAACTTCTCTCTTGTTAGTGA